CTGCAAACAAGTTAGTTGACAAGATATGTCCCAAACCGCTCGTTGGGTTTGAATGGACCGATGCGCTTTACAAGTCATGGTTGAGCAAGTTTGGTACTGAAAAACGCGCTCGCATGAATAAGGCACTAGAGAACCTCGTATCGTCTTCGTTGCCGGATTACACAGGCAAGGAGATTTTTGTGAAAGTAGAGGCACTTCTAGTTGAACACAAACCCAATTGGGCACCACGTGTTATTTTCAAAGGGTCAGATGTGTACAATGCCGTGTCCGGGCCCATTTTTAATGAGCTCATGCGCAGGCTTGACCATTCCCTTGAGAGCATGGGTGGACCTTACAGGTTTCACAGTTCATATCGCAAAACTCCTTGTCAGTACGTTCCATACATTGAGTCCCGTGGCGGCACTGACGAGTTCTACGTTGAGGCTGACTTTTCTTCTAACGATAAGTTTCAGTGTAGTGATGTGCAGCTTTTAGAAGTTTCTATGATGCGTGTTTTGGGTTGCCCTGAATGGTTCATTCGTTTGCATCTTAAGACGAATTCCTTTCAGGTTCGCAACGCGAAACATGGCATCAAAGCTTCTTTGCAAAATCAACTTCCAACTGGTGCGACGGACACTACGCTCCGAAACACCTTTTGGAACGCCTGCATATTGTACGCTTTTCTTCGAAAGACAAAGCCAAAAACGTGTGATGCGGTGCTTCTTGGAGATGATATGCTAGCTCGTGTCGCGGGTTCTTGTTCGTTTGTCGAGAAAACTTATACTTCCATTGCAGCTGAGGCTATGATGGTTGCCAAAGTCATACGACACAAGAACTTGTGGACAGCCACGTTTCTTAGTAGGTTTTTCATACCTCATGCCGGGTGTAAGCACTTAACGGTCCCCATTTTGGGTAAAGCACTCGGTAGGTTTAATATGAGAGCCAACAAGAATCAAGCAGTCAGCGATGACCTTTATATGGCTTGTAAAGCCGTTGGTTACGCATACGAGTTTAGATATCTTCCCATTATTCGCGACATCTTTCTTGAACGATTCAGGTATCACTTTGCTCTGGTTTTGGCCAAGGGCTTTAATGGTGATCACAGTGTCGAGGTTTCTTGGAATGCCAAAGCAGCCGGCGTTACACTACGAAACATTACTCAGAAGATCAAAGTTTCTGAGGTGTTGAGTGAGTATGATTTTAACGCTTTTTGTTTGGAACGGTATTCTGTGATGTCCACCGACATTGTCGATTTGTTCAAGCGAGTTGTCTTGAGTACACGCCTTATTGATGTGGAGGGGATTGTGGTTTCGAAGCTCGCCAAGGATTTTCTTTGATCTTGGCGGGTTGTTACGCTACCTGGATGGGTAGTTTGGCAATCGTGTCTTCGGACCGTAATCCTCCCAGTGCTGTCATG